TTGAAGGCAGTTTTCCAACGTTCATGTGATATTGTTTCAAGTTTTGTTAATCTTTCTGCAACATCATTAACTGTCATTTTTTTATTAACGATAGTTTTTATACAGTAAAAATTTTAAGAGCTTTTCTTTTGCCCTTAACCTTTATTGGCTTTAATGATTTTAACTTATAATTAACACTTTGTGCAGTGTTTTCTCCAATAAGTATATCTACGCCAACTTCTTTTGTTGCAGACTCTAGTCTAGCTGCTGTGTTTACAGCATCGCCAATCGCTGAATAGTCGAACCGGGTGTCGCTACCTACATTTGCTATTACCGCTTCACCTGTATTAACGCCCACCCCAATAGCTATTTTATGTGGCAGTTCTTTGTTAAGTTCTTTTATAGCTTTTTGCATTTCTATTGCAGTTTTTACAGCAAGTTCTTCATGGTTTTCTAAGTCTAATGGCGCATTAAATATAGCCATACAAGCATCGCCTATAAATTTATCCACCATGCCGCCATTTTTTTGCACACAATTTACTTGCACTGTTAAAGCTTTATTCATAATTTCTGTAACCTCTTCAGGCTCTAGTTTTTCTGACAATGAAGTAAAGCCACGTACATCGGTAAAGAGAAAAGTGCAAAGCCTTCTTTCACCGCCTAGCTTTAACAATTCAGGATTGTCTTGTAATCTTTTTACCTGTCTTGGGTCTAAGTAATGCTCAAATTGTTTTTTTATTTGTAATCGTAATTTAAACTGTTGTCTAAATCTTAGATAAAAAGCTATGGCTCCTGTAATAAAACTTGCGACTAATGTCCATGTTACATCTATTAATAATCCATCTTGTATGAGCCAATAACCGCTATAACCAAGTGCTAATGTAAAAACTACATAACTGATTGCGCCTAATGTCATGCCTAACAAATGTATTAAAAACCATGTGGCTGTAACAGATATTGCAAAAATACCTATTTCTGCTGCTAAAGACCAATCAGGTATATAAGGCGAATCTTGTATCAATATGGATTCTGCTAAAGCAGCTTGTATTTTATGTGGCTCTAACAAGCCAATTGGAGTAGCTACTTGTGGCATAACACCAGATGCAGTAACTCCTATAAATACTACCTTACCTGCAACACTCATTTCAGATAAAGTTGTTTGTGGTGTATCTACCCAACTTATCCACTTACGACCTAAGCTATCTGTTTTGACGGGTGGTATTCCTCTAATTGATATTTCCTCAACACCATTATCATTAGTTTTTATAATGTAAGTTTTGACATCAAATAAGGCTTTATATATTTGTGTGCCAAAACTAGGAATCCACTCATTGTCAGGTGTGCTTACTAATAAGGGTATTCTTCGCACAAGTTGGTCAACATCAGTGGGTGCTATCGCTAAACCTTGTAAGGTATTATTTGCGAGAATATCAACATTTTGCACTACGCCTTGCGATACTATTCCTTGTGCCTTATCGCCCATAATAACTGTGCCTGTTGGTTTGGGATATTTGCCACTGCCGTCTTCAAACATGGCTAATACAGATGGTATATAACCTAATGTTTGTGCAAAAATCTCATCACCGCCCATGCGGTCAGCTTGTGGATATGAAACAACCCATCCTATACCAGCAGCGCCTTCGTTAATCAAATCTATCTGTATTTCTGCAAGTGTTCTTCTTGGAAACGGCCAACCGCCTCTATCTGCAACGTCTTTTTCGGTAATATTTAATATGACAAAGTTACCTGATTCAGGTTGTTCTTTTACGAAGGCATCAAAGGTTTTAAGTTTTAGTATTTCTGTTGGTGTAGATTGAAACACCAAGGGTAAAGCAAGTATGGGTAATATTAGTAGTATTAGCTTTTTAATTCTTTCTCCTCTAAAACCGTAAATGATTTAAGCTGTTGTATGTCATCCCATTTAGACCTTTTAATTTTAGTCCAATGATTTGCTCTATGTGTGCTTAAATAGGCTGGTCTTATTTTAACCCATTTCCAACCAATATCGCCAATCTCAAAATGATGATAACCGTGAGACAGCTTTCTTGCTAATGTTGGGTCGTTGTAAAACCGCACTAGGTTACGAGGTTTTTTTGCATCTGGGTGTCGTGGTATTGTTTTCATAATGTCTCCTTTGTGGCCGTGTTGTTTGATGTAAAATGGAGGGACTGCAACCAACATCAAACAACTTTGTATAGCAATCCTTCGACCATCAGATTGTATAAATGGTTGCTGTCCAAATTTAATTATAAGGATTGTATAACAGATGTCAACACTTTTCTACACTTAATTAGATTGTGTAATTTTTATTATAGAGTCACTACCACCGTTTATCTTAATTACATTTGATACTCCGTCTTGTATAAAGATAACTGTGTAAGCGTTAGAACCATCTAAATCTACTCTTACTGTTTCATTAACTTGTCTACGCAAACTCACTACATTGCCTGTAATAAGCGTGGTTATTTGTGTGTCCGGGTCTTTACCTAATGAAGTCCCGGCTATCTGCGTTGTTGTAGCTTGTGCTAAAACATCCTCATCTTCGTCTACAGCTAAGGCATCTAACACATTTAATAAATCCTCTAAATAATTTACATCAAGATAATTTATATCTAATTCTGTAAATTGTAAGCTATCTTCTTTTAGATAATCTTCAGCTAAGTAATCAATATCTAAATCATTAAAATCTAGCACGCTATCTGTTTGCGTGTTTGTGCTTTCTTCTTCTGCTAAAACCTCTTGTTTGGGTGGTGTAACAATTAGCATGTTGTCTATTAGGTCTAAGGTTAAATCTAAAATTACAGGCTTGGTAGGTGCAGACTCAAACACGCTTACTGTAGTAGCTTCATAAGGTTTGTTTAATATTACTGTACCCATGGCTGTTACTACTTCTATTTCACCACTAGATAAGCCAAAAGCATCAGGCAAAAGAATTATTAGACTTCTGCCTAGCTCATCAACCGTAGCAGTAAAATCAGTACCCCTAATTGCTATATTTGCAGTAGGTGTTTTAAGTTGGATATTCTGTTTGTCTATACGATTTAGATTACCTGTAATAAACCTTGCTGTGCCTAAACCAAATGTTAAAGCCATTTTAGATTTGCTAGGGTCTGGGTCAAATATATATGAGTCTATAACAAGTTCAGACCATTCTGTGAGTTTAACTACAGAATCATCTAAAAATTTAATAGCCATGCGACCATCTTTAGTTATGGCCTCATCGTTGCTCTGTATGGCAAACTTTAAATTTGCATCGTATGGCTTATCCCGGACTATTTGTGCTGTACCGTTTAGCTCAGCTATGTCACCTATATCAACAGCTTGTGCTTGTACCTTGGTCGTTTTGAATAATACAAACAGTAGAAGCAGCAGTGCCAGAAACCGAAATAACTTTAAGCCAATCGTTGTCCTGTGTTGATAGCTGTTGTACATTAAAAGTCCTAGAGCCTCCTGTGTGGTCAAGATAAAAATATCCACCTGCTGATGCTGTTACACCTGTTCCTGTATATGTGAGGGTGTTATCTGACCCGTCAATATCCATATAGTTTGTAGCGCCATCAATGTTTATATTTGATGTAATGGTATTGTTTGAACCATTAATTATCCAATCTAAGTCTAAATTTGAAGCCATGGCAGTAGTGCCTTGATTTAATGTAAAGGTATTACCACTACCTGTAACATCGACATATTGATTAGAACCATCTGAACTATAGGTATCGGTTGGGTCTACCTGTATGGTAAAAGAATTTGTACCACCATCAAACTCATAAAATCCTGTAAAGTTATCTGCAAAAATATCACCCAAAAACTTATTAGTTGCGCCAATCATATTAATATCAAGTGTCATGCTATTACCGTCTAAATCAAAGGTATTAACACTGCCAGCAGTTGAATTCAAACCGCCTATAATGTTTGATATACCAAGTTGCTCTAAATCAATGTTTGCGCCTGTTCCTGACTGGTCGACATATATTTCATTGTCAGCAGCAAAAACCACAAGAGAGCATGTAGCTAATATGCTTATTAATTTATTTTTCATAATTTTATTCTACTCCTTCGTTTTTATTTTGTAAAACCCAAAACCCTTTATCATAACCTGTATTAACTATTTCTAGCACAGCGCCTTCTATGGCTTTCATTAAAGCGATTGTGGATGATTCATTTCTTGCATTACCAAGCTCTATTTCAACCAACTCGCTATCGGCCTCAACAAAGCGAAACACATCTTCTGATTTACCATAACTAAAAATAGTTTTTTGACTTAAAACTTCTAATAACACCTCACCTGTTGCTACAGAAACCATGCGCATACTTATAGTTATGTTGTCCTCCCGGTACATAACACTTTTACCTATGCCTAAATATCTTGCACCCGCACCTCCACTTTCTAGGTTTGCTTCATAAGATATGACAGCGCCTTCTATCAAAATACCTGCAAACAATAACGGCCTAAGTGCTTTTTTCTTTTCTTCTTCATTACCAGATTGTTCTCTCGCTGACCTTATTAGCTGTCTCTCTTTAGTTAGATTGTCTAAACCAACTCTTTCAACCACT